AATAGACATCATAGTTTTATGTTGCAGAGAGCATGGAATAAATACAAAGAAAAGGATTTTAAATTTGAAATTATTAAAATTTTTAATGGAAATATAAAAGAATTAAGGCTATTAGAACAACATTATATGGATTTGTATAAATCATATGATTTTAATTATGGATATAATGTAAGTAAAAATTCATTTTATGGTACTCATTCACCAACTACATATAAAGATATTGAAGATGGAAAATTTGAAATATCAAAAGATCAATTTGATGCTATTATATATTATTTGTGCAATACAAATATATCAATACCTAAAATTTCTAAATTAACCGGAGTTTATTATCGTTCTATTTACCAGATATATTATAAAGAAAACTATACTAATATTGTTAAAGATTTAAATTTTATTCAAAGAAAAAATTCTGGTGAAGAAAATCATAACACTAAATTAACTAAAAATAAAGTTAAAGATATTATTATAATGTTACTTAATAATGAATATATAATAGACATTGCACGTAAATTTAATGTTAAACAAACTATAATATGTGATATACATCTTCATAAATCATGGAAAGATTTAACTAAAGATATTGTTTTTCCAGAATATGAAAAAGCATACGGTAGAAATGGTAAACCTGTCTCTCAATATGATTTAGAAGGTAATTTTATTGCTACATATGAATCAGCAAGAGAAGCAGAAAAAGAAACTGGAATTGGTTATAAAATGATTTCGAGAGTATGTAAAGGCAAAAGACCTCATACTCATGGTTTTATATGGAATTTTGCTAGTTAATTAAATTAAAATAAACTGCCGAAAGGTAACAAATACATGGAAATATTAACTCCAATAAATAAAATAGTAGAAGAAATTAAACTTAATGCTTATATTAATGAACGGACAATATATCTAAATGATAATACTATTGATGAAGATACGGAATTTATAATCAATAGAATGTTTGAAAAAATAATAGAAAGAGATAAAAAATGTAATATAAATCCTGAAAATGCAGAACCAATTGTATTAAAAGTTTCAAGTTATGGTGGGTCAGTTTACGCAACATTAAGTATTATTTCTACTATAGAAACTTTAAAAGATATGGGATATAAAATAATTGGTAAAGCATATGGTAAAATTATGTCAGGAGCATTCAAAATATTTATATCTACTTCTGAACGTATTTGTCAAAGACATACAAGATTCCTATACCATCAGGTTCAAGCATTTGAATTAGGAGATACGTCAGTAGAGCAATCTAAAAGAAAATTAAAAGATTTAGAAGAATTATGGCGTAGATGTCAAGATGTAATTTTAAAATATACTAATATTACACAAGATAAACTTGATAATATTACTGAACATGATTTAGACGTTTCATTATGGCCTGAAGAAGCAATTATTTTAGGTTGCGTAGATAAAATTCTATAAAATATATAGGAGAAATTATATTATGAACGATAAAACACAAACACAAGAACAAGAATTAAATACCACTCCCCTACTCTCTTCAACATCAGAAGTGATTCTATTCTTTGAACCATTAGAGATATCAACAGATAATCTAGCAGAAGATACTAATATTAAATTAGATTCATATGAATTTAAAAGAGGATTAAAAGATTCTTCATATTATGCAGGTATGTACACAGGTTTAATTAATTCAGGATTTAGTATGGATGATAGTATTACATTAATATTAAATAAAATGAATGTTGATCATAGTGTACAAATAACTAATATAAATGCTAATGCTAGTATTGAGAGTTCTAAAAATGCGACAATATTAAAGGAAAAAGAAATGTTGTAGATTAGATTATATGATGTTAAAAATATAATATTACAATTATAATATAAATTTAAAGGAGATTATTTAACCATGAATTTATTTGAAGCAAAAGCAATCTATGATTCTAAAACTGGTAAATTTTTAGAAGAGTTTTATATTAATGGTGAGAGTGTGGACTGTGATGTATATTATTTCTATTTGGAAAGAGAAAAAGATACTGAGGATAAGAAATTAAAAAATAAAGAGCAAGAAACAGTAAAAGAAGTAATAAAAGGGACAGTGAAAGAAACAGTAAAAGAAAATCCTTATGAATACGTTGATGAAGATGATATTTGTGAATGTGATGAATGTAAATACAAAGATAAAAAGAAATATGATAGTTGCAATGATTTTTGTGATTGTGAGGATGAAGATAAAATTGTTGAGGATGAAATATGTATACAAGATGAAGAGTGTCAAGGTTGTAATGAATGTATTGATTGTGATGAGATAGAATGCGAAAATCAAATAAGTTCAGAAAAATTAGAGGAATTAAGGTTGATTACCTATTTCACAGATGAAGTATTGAAAAGAAATGGATGCCCAGAATGTACTTTTGAATTATTAGGTGATTTATATATTAAAGGTAAGAATATTGGATGGAATAACCATAAGGAGTTTATGAGAGAATTGATGGATGAAGCGTTGGAAGAATAGATATAGTTAGAGATAATTAAATTTAATTTAAGATATATAGAATCCATCTATACTTTAGGTGGGTTTTATTATGTTTTAAAATAGTGATAAATGTGAGATTTTATTAAAAGTTTTTTGATTAAGATTATAATTATAAATTTATATATAAAGTTTTGAAAGAAACGAGTTTTGAATAGGGTAGCTCCCTATCTCTGTGTGGACTCGTTTCTTTTTTTGTTTTTCTATATGAAAAATATAAACACACAGAGAAAAAATAACACAGAAAAGAGGTTGTAAAAATGTTAATTAGTAAAACAGCAATAGTTACAATGAATCCTTTTACAAAGAAATGGTATGATGAGAAAGGTTATCCTTGGACGAAACAAGGAAATTTATTTGAAGTAAAAGTAGAAGTTTTACCTCCAGGTTCTACAGCAAAAGTTTTAGTTAATTGTGATTATAAAAAAGAAGGTTGTAAAGGTGTACATAATAAACCATATAGACAATATATAGAAGATAAAGAAAGAGGATATGGTAATTGTTGTACTAATAAAAAATGTGGTGCAGCTAAAACAAAAGATATTATGTTGGATGAACATGGTGTTGATAATATTCAAAAATTAGATAGTTATAAAGTTGCATCTAGAAAAAGACAACAAAAACCTTTTCAACTTATTATAGATCAAGCAAAAAAGAAAGATTTAATATTATTAACAACGGAAGAAGAATATGATAATAAATATACACGAATAAGATTTATTTGTGGAATACAATCTACACCTGCTGAAGTGTTTTTAAAGAATAAAGGTTGTTGTGAATATGGTAAGGGTGAATTGTGTGCAGAATCTTCGAGACTTGATGGTAATATTGTTTATCAAGCATTTATTGATAAAGGATTAATACCTAAATTTAAATCAGAAGATTATGAGAAAAATTCTATACCTTTACCTTATTTATGTCCAGAACATTTAGATAAAGGAATTCAATACAAAGCATATGCAAATTTATTTACTAATACTTATAAATGTTATTATTGTAGTAAAGAAGCTATGAAAGAACAATTAAGAACTGATGAACAAATTGTTTTTGATTATTTTGAACAACGTGGATTAATTATTTTAGATGGAGAACAATATAAAAATAAAGATACAAATATAAAATATCGTTGTAAATTACATTCAGAATATATACAAGAAACTTCTTATTCAGGTTTGCAAAATACAAAAGAACCATGTGATTATTGTAGAGCAGAAAAATCTTTAAGTAAATTAAATAGAAGATTGCGTAGTAGTATTAATAAATGGAGAACCCAATCTAAAAAGAATTGTAATAATAAATGTATTTTTACTGGTAGTAAAACTTTTGATATACATCATTTGAAGTCATATAATGAAATTATTAAAGAAGCATTAAATGAACTTGGATATAATATAAAAGATAAATATTCTGGTGAAGAAATTATTAATATTAGAAATAAAGTTATTGAATTACATAATAAATATCCTCTTGGAGTATGCATACATAATTTAATACATACGCTTTTCCATCAACTTTATTCTAAAGAATCTACTATTGAAGATTTTGAGGAGTTTAAAATAAGATATAATCTTGGAGAATTTAAAGAAATTTTAAAATCAATTAGTTAATTAATAAAGGAGTGTGGCGTTTATTCCTAGAGTTAAAAAAACTGTGGCAACTACGCCACAACCTAAAAAAGAAAAAGTTATTTTTAAATGTGTTTGTTGTGGAATAGATAAAAATCAAGATAAAGATTTTTACAAATCAAATTCATTAATATTAAAAGCAAATAATCAAAGAATGGTTGTCTGTCGCCAATGTTGTATAGATTTATTTACATATTTGGTAAATAAATATGATGATTGTAAAACTGCATTATATTTTTTATGTAGATTGCTTGATGTATATTTTGATTCTAGTTTATATTATAGTGCAGAACAACAAGCAAATAATAGTAATAGCAATATAGCTCAGATCTACTTTCAAAAAGTAAATTCATTACCACAATACGGATCACGTACATTTTCTGAATCTTCTCCATTAGATTCTAATAATAATATAAATATATTTGAAACAGAAATTAAATTGGATACAAATGAAGAAGATAAAAGAAACCAAGAAGATGTAATTCGTATGGTTGGTTATGATCCATTTGAAAATGATAATCCAATGGATAAAAAGTATCTTTATAATACTCTTGTTGATTTTCTTGATGAATCTACACTTGAAGATTCTTTTAAACTTCCTATAGTAATTGAAATAGTAAAAAGTTTTAATCAGATAGATAAACTTAATCAAGCATTAACATTAATGACAAGTGATATAAATAATGTTCAAAGTCAAGTTGGTGGAGTTAAGTCTTTATTTGAAACAAAAGATAAAATATATCGTGCTATTCTTGCTATGGCTAAAGATAATGGCATTTCTGTTAATCATGCTACTAATAAATCAAAAGGAGCAGGTACTTTATCAGGAATTATTAAACAACTTCAAGAAAAAGGTTTTATGGAAGTAGAAGTAAATCTTTTTGATATAGAAACTTGTGAAGGAATGCAACAAGTAGCAGATATTAGTAATAATAGTATTTTAAAACAATTGCAATTTGATGAAAATGATTATACTTTTATGATTAACGAGCAACGTAGTTTACTTCAAAATTTACAAAAAAGAAATACAGAGTTAGAAGAAGAAAATAGATTATTAAAAATAAAAATTAGAGAAGGTGACATAGTTAATGAATAAAAAAACTATGTCACAGAGAAAAATTGATGGATACTTAAAACTTGCAGAAATAGTTAATTGGGGACGTAAATTTCCAGTACGTTTTGCAGAAAGATTTTTCGGATTAGATCTTCTTGATTTTCAAAAATTTGTATTTTTAAAAAGTTGGTATACTCCTAATTGTGTTTGGTGTATGGGAAGAAGTAGTGGAAAAACAACTCTTGGGTCTCCTTTTTTAATGGCAAAAAGTTTACTTATACCTAATTTTCAAGCTTATATTTTAGCTGGTTCAGGAAGTCAGAGTCAGGAAATGTTTTCGAAAATTGAAAAGATAGCAAAAAAAGAAATAGCATCTTTTACTGGTTTAACAGATGTATTTTTAAATGAAACAGTAAAAAGTGCATCCAATAAAGATGGTTTTACACATAATCCAAGTTCTTTTGAGTACAACCTTTATAACGGCAGTGCGGTAAATTCATTAAATGGAGCAATTAATAATATTCGATCAAAAAGATCGAATTGCAATTTTTATGATGAAAGCGGTTTTGCTCCAGATGAATTATTTGCCGTATCATTACCATTTATTACACAAAATAGTAGTTTTAGACTTGGTGGAGATGTAGATGTATCAACTTTCCCAAAACAATTTCCAAACCAAGCAATATTTGCATCCTCTGCATCAAGTACAGATACTTTTTTCTTTAGAATATATAGAGAATATGCACAAAAAATGATGATTGGTGATTCTAATTATTTTGTAGCAGATATAAATTCTGATGTAGTAATTAATGCTACATATAATGGTAAATTATATCCAGTTCCATTGCTTAGTCAACAAACAATAGATAATGCTATGCGTGAAAACTATGACAAGGGAATGAGGGAGTACAAAAATATTTTTACTACGGAAGGCTCTGATAAGCAAATTATTAAAAGATCAATACTTATTAGAAATTCTCAGTTAAGGAAACCAGTATTTGCCAATGATGGTAATAGAAAATTTGCATTGGCATATGACCCTAGCAGATCCTACGATAATGCTATTACGATGGTTGGAGAAATTATACTAGATGAAAATGTTGGTTATAAAATGGAAATATGTAATGGGGTAAGTTTTGTAGATATTGCTAAGAAAAAAAAGACACCAATGAGAACACCAGAACAAACAAGTCATTTAAAACAAATGATATTGGATTATAATGGTAAACAATCTGCTGATTATGAAAACATAGAAACTATCTGCATTGATGCCGGAAGTGGAGGAGGCGGTGTTAATATTGCAGACTATCTTATGGAAGATTGGACTGATAATACTGGAATTAAACATAAAGGTTTAATTGATAAAATTGAATCATCAGATTATGTTTCAAAATTCCCAAATGCAGTTGATAAAATTAAATTACTTTCTCCGCAAAAGTATAAAAAAATGTTATTTGATGCACTTATTGAAATGTTAAATCTTGATTTAATAAGTTTTACAGAAGATTATGATATGAAAGGTTTTTTAACTTTTGCAGATAGTGAAAAATCATATAAATTATCTTTTGATGAAGAATTAGCTTTAAAAAATATTGATTTAGCAAAAGAAGAATTAGTTAATATGTATAGATATGATGGAACTAATGGTAATTATAGATATGATTTAAGAGATGATAGAGTAGGTAGATTATTTGATGATAGAGCATATTGTTTAGCTATGCTTGCATGGTATTTATCAGAATTAAGAAGAAAACATATTACAGGTAAGAAAAAAAATACAAACATCTCCCCTTCATCATATTTTGCAATAGCAAATAAATCATCAAGAGCAAGACGTTAAAATAATAATATAAATAGAAAGGAGGTTTTATTTTTTTAATGTCAGAATTAGATCAAAACCTCTCCCCTACCCTATTCTCATTAAAGAAATCATGGGATTCAGCTAAAAACTTTTCCCTATCAAGAATAGGTGGTTTATTTAAAAATAAACAAAAAAAATTAAAAAATGTAACAATAGATAAAATAAAATTATGGCTAGAAAATCCACAAAAATATCAAAATGAGATACTTGATTTATCAGATAATCTGTATGCACCTGAAGGCATCTATAAAGTTTTAGTAAATCTAACTACAAATATGGCGACATTAGATAATTATCTTCAACCTGATTTTTATACAATGCAAAAATTAAAAGAAGAAATTGCTAATCAAACTTCAAAAGTAATGTCTGAAGAAGAATCTCAAGAAGTAATAAATAAACTTTTAAAAAACTTTAATAATGAATTTAATACTGTTAGAAAATATGTTGATAATATTGATATAAAGAAAACAGGACGTAGAATTATAGAAAGTTTAGTTAGATATGGGGCTTATTGCGGTTTTGAAAAGAATGACGGCAATTTTCCTTATTTATGGGACTTGCCTATAAAATATGTTAGATTATATTCTATAAAAAACAGTCAATATTCTGTTGAATTTAACTTCAAATATTTTGAAGATTTAAATAGGGATAATGAATTATCTGAATTTGCTTGGAGTATTTATCCTGATGAATTTAAAATATTATATGATAAATATAAAACTAATTCTGATAGATTAAGATATCCAGAATGGCAACCTTTACCTAGTGATAAAGTATGTTGTATTAAATTAGGTGGAGATAATGATACATTTTTCTTACCATTGTACAGTCAATTGTTTACTGAATTATTTTTATTAAATGATTTAGTTGATGAAGAGATTGAAAGTTCAAGGGATGATAAAATAAAATTAATAAATATTGAATTTCCTAATCAGGATGGTATACCTCTTGTAGAACCAGATGTTGTTGCACAATGGGTTAATGTTGTTGCTTCGGGTGTTCCAGAAACTGTATGTGTAACGGGTTCACCTTTTCCTCTCAAAGAGATACCTTTTAAATCAATACAAAATGAAAAAACAAGTTTAATTGAATTTACAAAATCAATGGCATACATGCAGAGTGGTGCTAATCCTCTACTCTTAGGTGGAAGTTCAACCAATAGTTCAGTAGGCATATCTCAAAATTTGATATATATTCAATCTATAGTTTTTAATATGCTTGATAAAATTCAAAGTTGGTTTAACTATAGAATTTCTAATGTAAATTTAAGAAAGAAATATACTTTTAGATTAAATATATGGAAATTAACTTGGTTTAATCAAAATGATGAGTTTGAAAAAGAACACAAATTGACTTCAATTGGTGGAAGTTTAAATGTACTGTCTAGTAAATGTGGTCACTCGTCAGATGATTATAATGCAACTCTTATATATGAAAATTTAATTAAATCAAAAGATTTATGGATTCCACCTAAAAATATGAATCAACAAGCAGTAGATAATGATGATTCAGGTGGAAGACCGAAGACAGATAATCCAGCAGATAATACCATTATTACACAAGACAAAGAAAATAACATACGATAATAATTTTTGTGGCTAGGTAGTGCAGACCGAAAAGGAGTTTCCCTACTCCCTGCCACTTATATAATTTAAAGGGTATTATTATATGAAGGGAGATATAAAAATGAAAAAGACAGATTTTAACATAGTAAAACAATACATAGAAGAATTAGGTTATGAATTAATTAGCAAAGAATATTTAAATAACTCACAAAAATTAATTTTAAAAGACGCTATTGGATATTATTATGTAATTCGTTGGGCAGATTTACTTAGTGGATATAAACCTAGTTTTGTACATAAATCTAATCCTTATTCTATTAATAATATTAAATTATTTCTACATATTAATAATTCAAATTTAACATTATTATCAGAAGTGTATGAAGGTGATGAGATTGATTTAAAATTAATTGATACTGAAGGATATTACTATTCATCTCCTTGGTGTGCTTTAAAAGGACTTAGTAGAAATATTTTTGTTGCTAAATTTAATAAATATTCTAATAAAAATATTATATTATTTTTAGATAGAAATAATATTGATTTAGAATTAGTAAGTAATTTCAAAGATAGTCATAGTAAATTAACACTTAAAGATAAATATGGTTATTTATATAGTATATCTTGGAATAATTTATATAAAGGTAAAACTCCACATTTTGTTGAGAAAAATAATCCTTATTCTATACATAATATTAAAATATTTTTAAAACTTAATAATTATGATTTTACCTTATTATCAGAAAAATATGAAGGTGAAGATTTTACTTTAATTTTATGTGATAACGAAGGATATTACTATTCACAAACTTGGCGTACATTATTAAAACTTACTCGTCAATTATTTGTTAGTGGTAAT